CAGATTGATTTGTTAGATTAAGTTCAAACAAGATGATTTCAGCAGTCTTCGTAGGCTTGAGAATAATCTTACACCAAAGTTCGTTGCGGTCAACGCGAAGGGGAGTGTTAGTGGTTGCATCACACACAACTTTGAACTTAGTAATACCTCGTCTTTGTTGTATGTCTGCTAGAGCAGGACTGATAACGTTTCTTACCGATTCCCAAGTAACAGGGTCGTTTGGTTCGAAGACGAATCGTCTTGCTGCTTGAAGAACAAGTCTGCGTAAGTAAATCATTAGACGACGAATGTTAATTCTGTCAAGAGCCGTTGAAGCTCGTTGTGCAGTTCGTTGACCGTAAATTACAATTCCATCAGACTGGAACTTAGTGATTGGGTTGATAATATTACCAGGGCTGTAAAGAGCATCTCTATCACCTTGGTTTAGTTGAACCTCAACATCAGTCGGTGTAGTTAATCTACCACGACGTAAGCCAGCTGGAGCGAACCATGGGTCAGACACTTCGTCAGTGAAAGCCATTTGTCCGATAGCGAACATAGTCGGGTCGAACCACTTGTCCGTGCCAGTGTAAGCATCGAAAGATTTTACCCAAGGCCAATAGACAGCGGCGTAACTACTGTTCAGAGCAGTAGTTCTACCTGTTGCTTGACCGTCAGCCCATGCGACAGCTTGCTGTGCGCTATTCATTCCGTAAGGAGGAGAAACCACAGCTAAGAAGTTTTGAGTATCTTCAGCCAGAGTAACAAGTTCATTCTGTACGTTTTGGTCAGTAACCCCAGGAACAGCTGCCATAGTTATTGGAGTGTTTTCTGAGTCTAATGATTTCAAACCTTGGCTATCAGTAGCACCTATAAGAGCGCTTCGGATATTACCGTTACTTAGATTTCCTCCGTAATCGGAAGCATCACCGTTTTTACCGCCAGAGAAATCGAAGCGGATGTTAGGGTTGTTAGCTGTACCGTCAAGGCTGACAGCGCGGAATCTATAATTATTAGTCGCTACATAATTTTCGCCGTACTGATAACCTACGTTATATGTAGAAGAACCAGCGAAGGTGGTAGCAGGCGTCCAATCATTCAGACCAGTTACAGCGAATGTTGCATTGTAAGTATAGAAGTTTCCTTTAACATACTGAGATACTGCGTTATTCACACCTTTGTTTAGTACATCTTCCGGGAACAAGCTTGTAGCCGAAGTAGTGCTTAAAGGTTTCCACATTCCCATGTCATAGCTTTCTTCTAAGCCACCATCAGAATAAATATTCAATACGAAACGACCTAGGTCATTAGTATGAACAATATCAGCTTGTAGACCGCGGTACTGTAAACCACCGTTGTAATTAACAGCAGAGTAGTTATAACCTAGTCCTGGGTATAGTGATTGAATTTGGTAAGCTCCAGTTTGGTAAGAGCTAGTTTCAAAACGTACACCTGAAGGTACGTTACCAATCCATCGTGAGTGAGAGAACCCTGGAGTCGTATCTTCAACCACACAAGAACTCGGGTTAAACAAAACATCGTGACCCGCAGTGTTGTTTGGTGCAGCAAAAATACCAAGAGCAGACATACTGGCTGTACCAGCTCCTGTATCCATATCTTGAATTGCAGTCCATTGGAAATCATTAACGTCGAACGGAGTTGCTGATAAGTAGGTTCCCGTAAAATCTAAGGCTCCTCCATTAGTGCTTGCTAAAGTAGAAGCACAGAATGTTTGAACCAGCATACGAGAACAGGTAGTTGTGGTAGACCCAGGCTCTTTACCTACTAAAAGACCAACATCTTGAGACACTCCACTAGGAATAAAACAGAAAGGTCCAGTTGTAGGGTTAATAGCTTCACCGATACCAGTTTTAATTGCATCTTGCCATGCAGCGGTAGTCATCTCAGCACGAGTTAGAACTGCGGGCATCGCAGCAGTACCCGACGCATAAGGACGGTCGCGATAAGCATAGAAGCTTGTAGTTTCTCCTAAAGGATTGTTGTTTTTATCAAACACATCTACATCAAAACGGTAAGCTACCGAAGATGCTTGAGTGCCACGTAAAACAGAAGTATCTACTTGGATAATCGGAGGAGTAGTTAGAGCAGTGTAGTAACGTGCGTCATTAGCTTCGGAAGTAGCAGCACGAACATAATATACTTGATTACATTTTTGAAGAACCTCTAAAGCTCCGTAAATACCTTGACCACCATTCACTAAGTCGGGAGTACCGAACTCACGAATAAGTTGTGCAGGAGTAGTTACAAGTGTTGGAGTATCGACAGGACCGCGAGAAGCGAATCCTACTAAACCAACGATAGATGGATTGACGGAAGGAGCGAAATCAGATACGTCCTTTTCAATCGTGTATACACCGGGGGAAACGAAATTAGCCATTTTTTACCTTAAATTATTTGAAGAAGATGTCTTTTTTGAAGTTCCAGACAAGTGTCTGTGATAGATTTCTCTGGAACAGAAATCTTCTGTCCTGGACCGAGATTTACATGGTCATATAGCCGACCTGACTTAAGAACAATTTCTAAAGATTGACCTGCTACATTTACGATAGTGCGTTGTTTAGTATTCATAAACTTCTTCCTCTTATATTATTTAGTTTATATAATGCTAAAAAAGGTCGTATTTTAAAAATTAAGTAGAGGAAGGAGGGTACAATATTTCGGTTTCAAACCCTGACGTATCGAGTACGAGTTGAGAAGGAGTGGCGTTACCGGAGAAGCTAATATCAGTTTTGAGACTAACATCATATTTCATCTCAGTTATTGTACCATTAGACTGAATCATGTACTGACGAGTTGGCATCCATGTCTCTACTTCGAAAGTAACAGTCTTTCTCACGATACGGTCTTCTTTATCTGGAGCCGTTAAGGTCGAATTGTCTGACACAGCTGTTATAAAAGCTGGTGCGTTTGTAATAAAATCAGTCCCTACTCTCAAGTATGGGCGGAACTTAGCCATCACATACTCTAACAACTGATTCATATCTTCAACATAGCGAGTCCATAAATTTAATTGATAAGATACTTTTACAGCTTTAGGAGCCAACGAAGCAATTCTCGTATACCTACCCCTCTTTTCATCTTTTACGGTCCAAAACTCAATATCCGGGTTAGGTTTTCTACGTTCAAAATCTTCTACCGTGTCTGAAATAGCTAATGTCATCATTGGTAACGTCAGGTTTCTTGATTTGAATAACATTGCTATTGCACGTTCGTAGTTAGCATAATTACAATTAACTGGGTGTATTTCATTATCAGCTCCTACAATTTGTCCGTCACTAAAAATATTCAGTAAAGCTTTAGATGTTTTTCTATAAAATTCTAGACTTCTAAAGTTCGCATTCTCTCTTTCAAATATTTGTCGCTTGATATTGAAAACATTAGGTATTCTATGTCCGCCAACAAAAGTTTCACGAGCACCATCTATCATTGGAGGGTACCGGTCATACGGAGGACCTGAGACGTATACCATTAGTAAGTTGTAAACACGGCTGGTTCTTCAATTTCTTGAAGAAGCTGGTTTTCGAGAAATTCCATCTCGCGTTGTGATTCAGCTATTAGCGCAGGTCCATTAAGTTGTGCTCCTCCTTGAGGAGATGGGAGCGTGGCATATTTACCTCGTATCTCCCCCAAAATTCCTTTGCATATGGCTAAAGTGTAGCGTTGCATCCAACTGATAAAATAGTGGTGTAACGTTTCTGAGTTCAAACATTTATACTCAATGACAACTTCGTCTGACCCATCTTCTATTGGGGTCGGGTAAACCATTAAATATTTGTTATTGACTACTTGAAAAGAACCTTCTCTACCCAAAATCTTACGAATAGACTTTAAATGCATTTTCATCAGAAGGAAGTCTGAGACAGAGAAGTCGTTGAACAAAAAGTTCTCTTGAAAATACTTAATGAAAAAGTCCATCTCTAAGGATTGACCTGCTAAAGGTACACTCAACAGTGATTTTTTGTATGCGGAATATCTAAAATTGTTAACCATGAATGACGGTAACTCATACATGTTACATTGAGCTACAGTCTTAAAAGCTGCTAACTGAGTACACCAGTCGGGAGCATGGTAATCCAGTTTGCTTATCGCCTCATCTATAGCGGTCAAAATTTGAAAGTCGTCTAATTCAACACGTACAACAGGAAACCCTAACCTAGACTTAACGAAATCTTTGATGATAGTGTAGAAACGATTAAACTCAACTGTTTCAGAAAAATACCTTCTGTTGAGAGAATCATATTGAATATCTCCCGAAGGGGCTACAAAAGATGAAGCGTTGGTCCCACTCCCAGAGCGGTCAACTACAAAAGGTCCCCATGCGAAATTCGGTTTAACTGGTCCACGTGCCATACTACTATTATATATGGAAGAAGCCCAGCCAAAACAGCTGGGCTTCTATTATTAAGTATACTAAGAAGTCTTAGTAAGCGTCGTATCCGTTTCCACCTTGAGTCGTTAGACCAGTGTTTAACGCCTTCATGAATGGAGTCGTTAGGTAACGGCTGTCAGCGCCAACAATACGGATGATACGGTAGAACCTTGAAGAAGGATT